GCCAGGCCAGAGTCGCACCTATGGGCGATGGACAAAGAAAGAGGCCATTGGACGCCAGACATTGGAGAAGTACGTAGCGGAGTTTGAAGCCAAGATCCAAGAGATGGATGATAACGTAGAAAAAATTCAGGAGCGTCTCACCGTGAACAAAAACATGGTCCTTCTGAAATCCGCATGTGATGCAGATGTCATCTGGGACGAAATCGTGGAGCTGATCTATCATGAGGATCCCAAAGAATATGTGTACGATTTTACGGTGCCTGGAAATGACAGTTTCATGGTGGATTGTAATGTATTGGTGCATAACACACTCAATACGTTTCACCAGGCAGGTGTAGCTTCCAAATCAGCAGTAACTCGTGGTGTACCTCGTCTGCGGGAACTGCTCAAAGTTACGCAGAATCCGAAGGCATCCTCGCTAACGATTTATTTGAAACCCGAGTATCGCAACAACAAGGATAAAGCGCGCGAAGTAGTCCAAGATTTGGAACTTACTGTGCTACGAAATATCACGGACAAAGTTGGTATTTATTGGGACGAGAAAGATAGTACCACCATTGTCAAAGAAGATGTGGCGCTCATGAAATTCTATGATCTCTTTGAGCAAGACCTAATGTCGGCAGAGGAGATCAAGGATGTGTGGTCAAAGTGGATTCTCCGCTTAGAGTTGAATCGCGAGGAAATGTTCAATCGTAATATTTCAATTCAGGAAGTGGTGTCGGTGATCAAGACACAATTCAGCGACGACATCAATATCGTGTACAGTGATTATAATTCGGATAAGTTGGTAATGCGTATTCGCTTATCAGACAAGAAAGACAAAGACACGGCTTCGCAGCTGGATGATTTTACGAACCTGAAGAAGTTTCAGAACAAATTGCTAAATAATATTGTAATTCGTGGTCTGCCAGGTATTAAGGCGGTAACCTTTCGCAATGACAAGCAATATGTAGAGAATATCAATGGCAAATATGAACAAGTGGAACAGTTCGTGCTTGATACGGATGGTTCTAACTTTATCAAGGTGATGAATCATCCTGCGGTGGATGGCACGAAGTTGTATTCGACAAATGTGTGGGACGTGTATGAAGTGCTGGGTATTGAGGCAACACGGGCGATTCTCTTCAATGAAATCCATGGGCTATTTGAGAGCGTGGGTGTGAACTATCGTCACTTGTGCCTTTTGTGCGATGTGATCACGCGATTTGGCCGTTTAATGTCTATTGATCGGTATGGTATCAACAAGAATGACATTGGTACATTGGCAAAGGCATCGTTTGAAGAAACGGAGAAGATTCTCTTGAAGGCCGCCTTGTTTGGCGAGGTGGACCCTGTCACTGGTGTATCGGCCAATATTATGATGGGCCAGCCGATTCGTGGTGGTACTGCCTTTTCACAAATCTTGATGGACGACCAGATGCTTCCTCAACTCTTGGCGGCAATTGATGTGGAGAAGAATAAACTGGATGCAGAGGAAGAAGGTGATTTATCTAAATTGGAGGAGGAAGGAATGAGCCTCACGGATCCGTGCTCGACGCATCAATTTAAGTTGAATATGGTCTTGCCGCAACCAAAGGTATCCTTTGAAGAGCCTGATATTGAGTTTGATATCATCTAAGTGGGGGAGCTTCGCTCCCCCACACCCCCATGCAGTGGAAGCTCTTGCCCCACACCCCCATGCAGTGGAAGCTCTTGCCCCACACCCCCATGCAGTGAAAGCCCTTGCCCCACACCCCCATGCGGTGGAAGCTCTACTAACTCATACCCCAAAGGTGGAATAACTCTCTAATAGTATAAGGTGTTACCACACAAAGGGGGTGTGGGGGGCCGAAGGCCCTCCACTATATAAAGGTAGCCACCCCATTATTATATAATGGAATCCTTCCAAGAAAATTGGAGGAATATGGTTATTTTTACAAAAACAGTACATCCTATTACTCGGCAATTTATGTTAGAGCCAAATACACTTCATGCTATTAATTCGGCCGAAGAGGACATGTTGCATTCTTATCGTAATCGTATTAATACATATGAATTGAGTCTTACAAATGGTAAAAATTGGGAATATTATAAGAAAATTGTAAATCCCTTTGAACTGGTCTATACTCAAAAAAAGTACGATTATTTCCCAGATTCCATTTGCTGTTTGAGACCTCTTTCTCGTTCCTATTTCAAAATGGTAGAGATATTGGATCTTATTAAATTTTTTGATATACAGTATATACCTGTATCAGGTCTTAGCGGAGTTACCCAGGGCCTTAGAACTGCGCATGTATGTGAGGGGCCAGGCGGGTTTATTGAAGCATTATTCGACGAATCTGCAAAAAGAAAGAGAAAGGTGAATGTGAGCGTAGCAATGACATTGCGATCACGGCAATCTAATATTCCTGGGTGGAAACGTGCCTCGCAATTCCTACAGAAAAATAAAAATATTCGGGTTATTTTTGGTGAGGATCATACTGGTGATATTATGAAAGCAATCAATCAGCAGTATTTTATTGATTATGCAATCCATCCTGATTATGGGGGCAAGATGGATATTTTCACAGCAGACGGTGGATTTGATTTTTCATATGATTATACCAAACAAGAGCAAATGATTTTTCCATTGTTGGTTGCATCGACTAAGATTGGATTTGAAGTATTAAAAGTGGGCGGTACATTTATTTTAAAATTATTTGATTTTTATCAAAAATCCACTGTAGATTTATTGTATTTGCTATCCTATCATTTTCAAGAGTGGACAATTTACAAACCTGGTATGAGTCGTCCATGTAATCCTGAGCACTATTTTATTGGAAAGGGATTTATCGGATGTTCGGATGAAGTTCTGGACAGTATGCGTCTTTGGTGTTGTATTCTGGAGAATAATCAACCGCTTGATTCTCTATTTTATACACCCTATGCACCTGACTTTAGTTCCATTATTCGTCATTTACGCGAAGAATCGTTCAAGTCTCAAACAGAATATCTTGAACGAGTATTTTTTATGATTGATAAAAATGATGATGAACTGATTAAGTCCTATTTGAAAAGGAATGAAAAATCGAGTTATGAATGGTGTGTACGATTTAATGTCCCTATTTATTCCCAGAGGCGCCGTTTAGTTGAGGCGTCACATAGCGATCTACCAGCTTCTTCCCCACGATAACCGATGCCTGATGCTGAGACAGATTTCCTTCGCCCATACGATCCAGCAAGGATAACATACTTTGAATAGGGGCCAGGTCTTGACGATTACTAATTTTCTTATAGAGTTCTGGATAGTGTTCAATAAAGTCAGGGATACGTTGTTTAATCGTTTCTTCAGAATCGCCTGCAGCCATCCATCGTGCAATATCTTGTAGCATGGAACGAACATACTGGGCACGAACAGTGGGATCATATTCTAAGGTTCGTGACTCGGCTTCAGCGGTAGCTTCTGCAATGGATTGACGTTGAACAGGTGGTAGCTTAGTCGCATCCTGCTTAGACATCTATCTAAAGATAGAAAAGTACATCTTAAGTAGTACGCACGATATGTCGTCGGTAATACAACCAAAACAAGTTACACCATTACCCATCGGTCCCGGAGGAAATAATAGTATAAAAAATCAAATGAATGATACAAATACACAATTAGCAATGATGTCTGTACAGATTAATGCTGACAAAAAGTTTGATCCGCCTGTTCCTAAATCTGTTACAAAACAGGTAATTCAAGGATTTTGCTCAGGTGCGAATGATATACCAACCGTATTATCCATTATAGGATCTATCTGTATTGTATATGGTATGGTTGCAAAATGAGCATATTTACCAGGTTTTCTTAACGAAGTTCTAAAAAGAGAAAGTCATAGAATGCCTATGTCCGATTCCGATTCCGATTCCGATTCCGAAATACATGATGAAACCCTGTTAGAAGAGATTGATCCACTGTGTATTGAGCATATATCCACTATAAAACACACCTTACATGATGCTATTATTAATGGACGTCCAATTACTGATCCAACTGCTCAGAATAATGAATGGGTTATCATGTATAGAGAGAAATTAAGAAAAATATTTGAATTGGTCCAACTAGTAAAAACTACAAAAATAATTCCAACTATTACTGGATTTCCTCCTAAATGCCAAGGTCCTATTCAACAATTTCTAGACTGGGTTAAAATGCGGTATAGTAATAATAACAATAATATTTCATATGATTCTTTATTTGAAACACATTTTAAAATACATCCATTTGCATTTATAATTTCTTCAAAGACCATAGAGTAAAGGCATGACAAATGCAACTAGTTGTCCGAAAGGATATACCTTACGTAGAGGATATACGCGTAAATTCAGGGCAAGTGTAAAAGCCACTGGATTTACAGTACGGCGGAAAGGTAAGTTGATTACAGTACATCCTACGGCAAATGCTGTAAGAGTTAATGCACAATGTATTAAACAGAAAACCGCTAAGAATTCGAAACGCTTTGGAAAACTCCGGAAGGGAGAGCTTATTAAATATGGATATCAATACCGTTTATCCGACAAATTACGTGAGAAAGCTCTGGATAAAGCAATTGCGAAATATGGAGCATTATCCGTTTATCATAAATTAGATGCGGTTGCAAAATTATCTATAAGAACCGCTCCCGATGCAAGCACTATTTTTACCAAAGACCGTGATTGGGTAAGAGAAACCTATTTACATAAATAATTCGATTATACGATTTACAATGTGAATATTACCCATATTTGGTTGTTCAATTACAGTAGGGAAGATGGCAATGGCTATGCCTTCGATAATGCCTTCTATGCCGCCAGTCGATACAACTTCATTGAAAAATGTACCATTGCAACCACCTGTTATACAACCAAACACTCAGACAACCTCGGAGAGTATATTGTCATCGTTTACAACTATGCTATCTTCCAAATCCGATGCGGTTGAAACAAAGACAGAATTATGGTCTTTTGCCAATGCCCTTTTCTTTTTAATACTTATCATACTTGTATTTATTGGAATACTCTTCAGCGCTACTGTATTCTCTAATATACAGCATATTAAGGACGATTGGGCCAATCAGCGATGTAGCCCTACTATTATGCCATTTGCCAGTATGTTTGGATACAATACAAAAGATAATTTTGAATTCTGTATGGGTAAAGTATTTACGATTTATGCCAATCCCTATTTGGGCTCCATGGGAACCATGTTTGGTCAATTTACTACGGTTCTACAATCCTTATTTGATTCCCTCAATTCCATGCGCAATACAGTTGCCACGCTGGGCGGCGGTATTAATGTCGTATTTCAAGAATTTACCGACCGAATCTCTAATTTCTTCTTTAAATTACGTTTGAGTGCCATTCATTTGAAATCGCTCTTTATGCGAATGTATGCAGTACTCTTTTCGGTCATGTACATGGGAACCTCTGCAATGACAGGGATGAGTTCGTTTACCAACACCTTTCTGTTCTCTTTCTTGGATACGTTTTGCTTTCCTGCCAACACCGAAATCATTGTACAAGGCAAGGGTCGCATGCCGATTACCGAGGTAAAAATGGGCGACGTTCTTTTACCTGGTGGGTCTACCGTCACGGCTACTTTCCAATTTTATTCAAGAGGTCAGCCTATGGTTAAACTTGGACCCGTTACAGTAAGTACAAATCATTACGTAATGCATAATGGAAAACCAATCAAGGCCGGCGAACATCCGAGTGCAATTCAATTAGGCCCGTGGGATTCCGATGAACTACTGTATTGTTTTAATACAGATAACCATATTATTCCGGTGGAGTATCTGTCCTTCATTGACTACGATGAAACACCCGATGGAGATGAAGAATCCATGAACTTTTTAGATGCACAGCTGAATTCAACTAAAATGAGAAAGAAGAAATATGCGTTTACGGAATGTGGATTTGCACTTGGACCTGATACGAAGATTAAAACAAAGAATGGCCTTATATATGCAAAGGATATTCGTGTTGGAGATAAGTTAACAACTGGTTCTGAAGTGGTAGGTGTAATACGAAAGCAGATTCATGAGATTTGCACAGTAAATGGTACGGAAATCACACCTGCTACGCTTTTTTGGCAGAACACCGAGTGGGTACGTTATGGTGAAGTGTATCCCTTTGTAAAACAGGAAAAAGAGTTTGTCTCTTTTGTGGTGGTTCCCAATTCACAGTTAGAATTGGAAGATGGTACTCGTGTAAGAGATTACATGGAGCTGTGTTCTCCGGATGCAGAAACGTATTATACTGCGCACTTAGAAGGTAATTAGAAAAGATAGAGTTCTAAAAGAGGGATGGAAGCCAAATGGCCTTTCATGCTAATTACATTTACACTTATTTTTCTTTTAGGGTTTATGATTGCAAATGTGGAGCGAACGTCAGTGATGAATAATTGGGCCACCCGACGGTGCGATTTACCCGTTGCCTTCGCAGGTGCTTTTTTTAAACCTGAATCGGATCCGCGCACGGCTAATGATTTTGCTAAAGACAATTTTGAGTTTTGCATGAAATCGTATGTTGATAAGTTTATTACGTTATTTATGACACCGCTTACAGCACTCTTTGGAAAGCAAGTAGATGCTACAAATTCAGCAAGTGACTCTATTAATTCCATACGATCCGCTACACAAACCATGTATAATGCATTTTCCAGCTACGTTGACAGTATGTTTGCGAAAGTAAAGAAATCTACGTTTGAACTGAATCGGATAGTGCACTATTTGCGCATGGCGACGGGCAGAATCAGTGGGATCGCGATGTCTATGATTTACTCTGGCTTATCCATCTTTCGTGGTATGATTAATGCATTTCAATTTGTAATTCGCGTCGTGCTTATCATTTGTACCATTATGTTGATTATTATTATTCTGCTATGGTTTATTCTCTTTCCAGTCATTCCTCTCATTTTAGGAACGCTTAGTGCAATTGTTACACTTGTATTTGCGTTAAGTATGGTTATGTCACAATCATTGGGGGCTGAAGCGTCGAGTAGTAAGAGTGGGTTTTGTTTTGCAGATTGGGTACAAGTAGCTGTAAAACAGAAAGATGGAACGGTACATCCAACCTATGTACACGCTGTAAAGATAGGAGATGAATTAGTGGGTGGTGGAAAAGTAACAGCTACCATTCAAATGGATGGAACCGATGTTATGTTATATGATTTACATGGAATTCATGTATCTGGATCTCATTTAGTAAAAGGAACGGATGATATATGGAAATTAGTTGCTACGGACGAACGCGCTGTAAAAACAGACAAGGTATCCAGACGTTTATATTGTTTTAATACGTCAACGAATACTGTACCAATTCTGTCAAAAGATGGAACCACCATTGATTTCCGAGACTGGGAAGAAATGAACAATGATGATGTAAATGGACAAATGGTGTGGAATTATATGATTTTAACCATGTTAAATTGTAAAGATACGAGCACGTATTCAACGTGGAAAAAGGATCTTTTTAAACCGGCTGAAGTGGGCGTATCGGGCAAAAATGTCAAGATTAAAACAACGTTTGGATTTGTACCTTTATCGGATATTAGGTTGTTTGATAAGCATGTAGTCAATCGTTATGGTGATCCCCAACAGGTATTAGGCGTCATTCACGCAGAAGTAGAGAATGCGCAAGATACAGATGGCGTATGGCATACTTCCTTTTATGAGTTGCACGATAATGCATGGATACGGGGAGCCACTTCTGTAAAACAAGGAACGGACATGATTCAAGGTATATCTCTTATTACAGACACAGGTGAGTATATTGTATGGGACGATGAAACAAAACAAGAAAGGATTGTGAGAGACTTTACGGAAGTAGGACATCAGAACATTCACAAGACATACTCCTTCATGAGTGATAGACTTTGTAAAGACCAACGGTAGAGGCCAACTCCGGATTATCTAACGCATAATAAGTAGAATGAAAATAAGCTTTCTGATCTTTGGATTGGTATTGTTGCTTATTGCAAACTTGATGATGGTGTATTCCCATCACAGTGGATCCAGTGAGGGATTTATGGGCTATTTTCTAGAAAATGCTGGTGCTTCTGGAATGGGCTCCGCTAAGTTTGAACCGATTGGGGCATTTGATAATGTGCGTGTGACCCCGAAAGATCCTGTCAGCTCGTGGCGTGGAACGATGCCCAATGTTCCCCTGTTGGGCCCTGAGTTCCAGCCCGGCCCAGACAGTTTGTTTGTGTTCAAAAATAATGATGTGAAGCCTGAATGCTGTGACAGTTCTTACTCATCTGACATGGGATGTGTATGCACCACGCCTCAACAGAGAAACTACATTAATATGCGCGGAGGAAATCGTACGGTAGAAGACGG